GAGGGTAGGTCGCGCCGGGACTTGGGATTATCGCTACCACCCTGCCGGTATATCCGACCTCGTTCTCCGGGTCTCCACATTTCGGCACTACAACATCGCCCACTCTCATTGTCGCTTCCATCTTCCTTCCCTTCGGGCCTTCGCCCTCGTCTAGCGTCTAACCTACTATACCATACCTAAGCTATATGTCAATAGGGTTTCCAAAAAAAGTTTGGCGACCCCTGTACAACCCCTTGACAACGCCGCCTGAGCCGTGGTAACGGTCATTTGGACAACCGAGCCCCTGGCCCTGTGGGTTTGGGGGAAGAGCTGGCGCATATGAGCCGGCGTCTGAGTCGAGGTAGGGACTGATCATCCCGAACCTGGACCCAGGGGCCGGTTTCGCTTTGTGGAGCCGAAACGACGAGAACGCCGGCTAAACGGAATACCATGCAGGACCCGCGACAAGTGGGCCTGGGCCGGGAAACCCCCGAAGTCCCCATCCGTGATTACCGGAAAGCCACGCCTCCTCAGACCTATTCTCGGCATGTGGCCGAACGAGATATCCAGCGCGTGGCGCGCTACCTGCGCTTCGCGCGTCTGCTGCACACGATCTCCCCTAACGAGCACCGACGCCGGCACCGGCGGGCAACCGCGCGGGCGAATCGGGAGTTGGCGAGGAGGCGGGGGCTAGCATATGCGAATCAGGGATGAGGAGGGCCCGTGGCGGCTGGCGGCCGCGCTTGTGAAGCAGGCAAGGAAAGACCTGGCGAAGAGCCTGACGGGGAGGCGCGGGTGAACGTCGAGCAGCGCGCAATCGCCGACCTGAAAGCGCACCCCAGCAACTATCAGCGGCATCCTGAGCCGCAGATGGCGGTCCTGCGGGAAAGCCTGCGGACGCACGGACTTCAGAAGCCCCTCGTGATTCAGCCGGATGGGACGATATTGGCGGGGCATGGACTGTGGGAGGCGGCGAAGGCTGAGGGCTGGGTGCAGATCGCCTGCCACGTCTACGACGGGCCTTACCCGGAAGCGTTCCTCGTAATGGACAACCGCAGCGCGCAGATGGCCGAACCCGACCCGCAGGCGTTGACCGACCTCCTGAAGTCCCTCCAGGACGTGGGGCAGTTGGAGATGGCGGGGTACGACCCGGAGGAGTTGGGGAAGCTGCTGGCGGAACTGGAAGCGGCGAACCCGACACCTGTGCCCGAAGAGGGCGAGATCCCCGAGCCGCAGGAGGGGCCGACGCGGGTCCAGCCGGGGGAGGTGTGGGCGCTGGGGAAGCATCGGGTGATGTGCGGGGATAGTACGGACGCGGGGGCGGTGGCCGGGCTTATGGGGACAGGGCGTGCGCCCCTACTATTCACATCTCCGCCCTACATGGATGCGAGGGAATACGGGGGAGACGCCGACCTTGACGTGTCGCACGTCGCGGGCTTCTTGCCGGTGTGGGCGGCATACACGGCGATGCAGGCGGTGAACCTTGGCATAGTACGGCGCGAGAACGCCGTGGTGCGTTACTGGGATGAGTATATAGCCGCGGCTGAGTCGGCGGGCATGAAGCTCCTGAGTTGGAACGTATGGGACCGCCTACAGCCGTGGAGTATGGCGCAGAATACAGCGATGTTCCCAATAGAACATGAGTGGGTCTTCGTCTTTGGCGTAGCGAGGAGAGACCTCCATTTGACGGTTGAGAACAAGGAACCCGGTACCAGGACGGGCATAACGAACCGGCAAGCAGACGGAACCCTTGAGCGGGCAAAACCGAAGGAGGTGCGAACGCATCGGCCGCTAGGCACCGTCTTTCGTCACGCTCCGCATATCGGCCGAGACATGGGGCATCCAGCCATGTTTCCGGTGGGCCTACCGCAGGAGTATATCCTAGCGTGTACCGACTCCGGCGATACCGTCCTCGACCCCTTCCTCGGTTCGGGCACGACCCTGATAGCCGCGGAGCAGACGGGGCGCATAGCCTACGGTTGCGAGATCATGCCTAAGTATTGTGACGTTGTACTCGCCCGCTGGGAGAACCTGACTGGCGACAAGGCGGTGCGTGTCCATGCCTAACCTCACCCTCGGCGCCCTCTGGCAGCGACAGATAGACATGGCGGGATATGCGCCAGAGGCGTTTGCTCCCACTTTGGACAGGGTAGAGAGGTTGCTGGACGTGCAGGGGATCGGGAGTCGGAGACTACGCCGGCCGCCACGAGAGACGCGCAGGCGATGTGAGGGGTTCGTGATCTCCACTGGCAAGCCTTGTCGGAGACCCGCGATAGAGGGCAGCGACTTCTGCGTGGTGCACGAGCGGTTCGTGGCGAGACGGGAGAACGGACGTGGGTGAGGCCGCGCAGAGACAGCCGTGGGAGAGGCGGGCAGACGAGCCTATGCGATGCTTCAGGCGCTTCCTGAAGTACCGCAACCTCGGCCCCGAGCGGTCGGTCCGCAAGGCCTGCGATATTGTGAAACTCCCGCAGAAAGGCCGCAAACCGAGTTGGCAGTATTGGCGTACGCTCGCGGCGCAGTGGCACTGGAATGACCGGGCGCGGGCATGGGATGAGTACCAGGAGTATGAGCGGCGCAAGGCCGAGCTTGCAGCGGAGGCGAAGGCACGCGAAGATCATGCCGCCGACCACATCCTCCAGCAGGAACTCCTCTCCCAGGAGGCCATCGCTCTCCGCACCATCGCCCGACTACTCGCGGGGCAGATTCTGGCAGTACTCAAAGACCCGAGACAACTAGCGGAGATGAAACTTAGGCGAGTCAAGGTCGTGGATGGCGATAAGTTCAATCGGACAGAGATGACAACTCCGGGCATACTCGACCTCGTGAAACTCGTGGGCGACGGGCTGAAGATCGGCTCCGAACTCTACCGGGTCGCGCAGCTCGACCAACCTGGCGATGACGGGAAGCCGAAGACGGCAGAGCGGAAGGCGCAGGAGTTGGCGAACATCCTGGCGGGCAAGTTGTTGGGCATGGATATTGGCGGACTGTTGGCGCTGCGGGAAGAACTGATCGGGCTGGATGGGAAGCCAGGGGAGGCGAGATGAGAGAGGAGCGGCGTTCCGTGACCGAGGCAGACATAGCCGCGGGAAAGAAACTCCTCGCGGAGCATCCTGAAATTGGGGAGACCGATCCATCTGTCGCCAATCGAACGCGGGATATACCCGACCCCCTCCACGAGGCCGTGCGGGAACCAGATTGCGAGAACTGTGCCGTGGAGTCCTACGAAGACGGCCTCCATGCGGGCAAGCTGCTATTGGCAGATAGCATAGAGTCAATTCTGGAAACGGAGTTGGGAGAAGACGCTCGCAAAGAAAGCAGCGCGTTCCGCAAGGCCGTGCGGGAGTTGGTGGATGCTGATGATTTCTTATTTATCTGCGAGACGCATAATCGCCTCCCGAAGGATCACCGGAGATACATTGCGGCTTCAGTTGCCCGAGATGCCCGTAGGCACAAGAACGAAGCATTGAACGAGGTCCGCGACTTGCTGAGGGAGTCTAAGTGACCGCGCCCCCTGATATCCTGGAGGTGGTTCGCGGCAGGCCCGAGGCCATAGACGCCCTGCTCGGGGGCATTGACGTGTTGTTGGCCAAAGATTTCGCGGTTATCTACGGGGAACACCCCGACCGTTTCGTTTTGGAGTGCTTCGAGTGGGCCGAGGGCGAAGGGCCGACCCCGTATCAGCTTGAGGTGCTGAAAGAACTTCCGACGAGACGGCGCGCGGCGATCCGGTCCCCCCATGGTTCGGGAAAGACAGCACTCGCGGCCTGGGTCGTGCTCTGGTTTGCGCTCACCCGTGATCACATGGAGGGCGACTGGAAGGCTGTAATGACGGCGAGTGCTTGGCGGCAACTGAGCCACTATCTCGCCCCGGAACTGCACAAATGGACGCGCCGGCTGAGGTGGGAACGGGTCGGGCGAGGCCGGTTTGACGAACGGACGGAGTTGCTACAGCTCATGCTGAAGCTCGGCCATGGCGAGGCATTCTCCGCGGCGAGCGATAAGCCGGACCTCATCGAGGGCGCGCACGCCGACCGGCTCCTCTACGTGTTTGACGAGGCGAAGGCGATCCCGCCGGCGACATGGGACGCGGCCGAGGGTGCGCTGGCAAGCGGAGATTGCTACGCCCTGGCAATCAGCACTCCGGGCGAACCGCAGGGGCGCTTCTACGAGATTCACCAGCGCAAGCCGGGTTATGAGGACTGGTGGGTACGGCATGTGACCCTCGCAGAATGTATCGCAGCGAGGCGAGTTCCCCAGGAGTGGGCAGATCAGCGCAAGCTCCAGTGGGGCGAGGACTCGGCCGTCTACCAGAACCGCGTGCTGGGCGAGTTCGCCTCGTCGGAAGAGGATGGCGTGATTCCGCTCTCCTGGGTAGAGGCGGCGAACGAGCGGTGGAAGGAGCACAACGACGCAGATGATTGGGACCCCTTCACCTGTTGCGGCGTGGACGTGGCGCGGTCGGGAGCGGATATGAGCGTCATTGCCTTACGGCATGGTGACGCGATCAAGGAGCTTCGTCGCTTCTCCAAGCAGGATACCATGGCGACGACCGGGGCGGTGGCGGGAATTCTGGAGGCGCACAATGGTAAGGCTATCGTGGACGTGATTGGGATAGGGGCGGGCGTGGTCGACCGGCTGAAGGAACAGGGCCTCGCGGTCGAGCCCTTCAATGCTTCGGAGGGAACGGACGCCAAGGACAGGTCGGGTGAACTCGGGTTCGCGAACAAGCGGAGCGCGGCCTGGTGGGGAATGCGGGAGATACTCGATCCTGCATCGGGGCGGCCCATTGCCCTGCGTCCCGACGATCTGTTGATTGGCGATTTGACCGCACCACACTGGCGGGTTCTGTCGGGCGGGAAGATTCAGGTGGAGAGCAAGGATGATATTAAGAAGAGACTCGGGCGCTCGACAGACGATGGCGACGCGGTAGTGATGGCATTCTGGCAGGAAGTTAGCCAGTACGCGGAGGCCTTCGAGATTTACGTCTAGGGGTTAGCATGAGACTGATCTCCGCAATTCAACAGCGAATCGGGCAGCGCCTCGCGAAGGCGCTGTCTCCATATTTCGGCCCGACGGTTGACCAGCTTGCGGGCGTACCCGCGGAGCTAGGGGCTGGCGAGGTTGGTCTCCTCGATGCCGATTTGATTAGTACCTTAACGCGACCCTGGCGGATGAGTCGGAACCGACAGGAGCGGCATGCGATTCGCCAGCGTATGGCGGATGAATCCGCGCTCATCGGCAAAGCGCTCGACGTGATCGCGGATGTGGCGACGGCACCGGAGGACGAGGGCGATGCGCGGAATGCGTTTCTTGTGCGGTGCGAGGAAGACCGAATAACTGAGGAGGTAGAACTTCTCTGCGATGCGATCAAGCTCCGAGAGTCAAGCAACGGGATAGCTCGGCGCCTCGCCACCCACGGAAATGAGATGAGGGAGCCAGTACTCGACCCGGCTGGTGGCCGTGTGGTGAGGTATAAGCTTCTGCCAGAGCATCAGATATGGCGGCGGCTGGATGATAGGGGCCTGCCGCAGGACCCGCCCTGGGAGCAGCGCCCCTACTACAAGCAGGACGGTAGCGGGATACCCTTCGCCGAGTGGCAAGTCGTGCAGTATACCTACCCCATTGACCCCGACGAAGCATACGGCCGGGGCATACTGGGGTGCGAACGGGAGTACATGCGGCTCGCCGCGATGGAAGATGACATGGTCCAGGCGCGGCGGCAGCGGGCCATGGACCGGATGGTCCATAGGGTTCCGGTAACCGAGAAGATGGGCCGGGATGACCAGGAGGCGGCAGTCAAGCGGTATGCGGACAAGTTGATGCGTCGACGGGTGCTCTCGGCCACCCAGGGCACGAGTACACGGGACAACCCGACGGAAGTCACGCAGGATTTTTACGTGCCCTACGTGGGCAAGGACTACCCCGACGCGGGACCTAAGCTTCTCACCCCGGCGAACGTACAGCTCCAGGTCATTCGGGACGTAGAGTACCATCGCGGGATTGTCCTGGCACGGTTAGGCGTTCCCATGCGCTACCTGAACCTCGGTGGCGCGGAGGCGGCGAGGGCCGCTATCGGCAGCGGCAACATCTCTTACGAGGATATCCAGTTCGCCCGCACGATTCGGGGCATGCAGAAGTCGCTGGCCTATGGGCACAACATCGTGATTACCCTGCATCTCATCCTGCGGGGATACGACCCAATCAAGAACCCAGTCGCCCTGGAGTTCCCGGTTATTTCAACCGCGGACGCCAAGCAGAACGCCGAGATCGAGTACATGCGGGCACAGACCTTGCAGATCATCGCGAACTTCCTGCAAGTCCCGCTTGAGATGGTGGCTGATCACTACATGGGCCTTACCGAGGACGAGAAGGAGCGCTGGCTCGGGGACTTAGGCGAGCAATTGGCGGGGGCGGCAGAGGAACAGTTGGGCCGGCGCGCGCAGTCACTGCAGGGGATATTGGAGGCGGTATTGGTGCTCGCGAACAAGGAGCTAGAGGGTGACGGCGGTAACGCAGAGGCGCGAGAACCTGCGCCTAGCGGTGCGGGCAGCTACAACTACCCTGGCCCTGCTTGAGGCGGCGAATGCCCTTCCGGGGCGGCTTCCTATCTTGCGAGTCGTCCAGTCATTCGCTCGGAAGTGGGAGGTCTCCTTCCGGCAGCGGTACCGGCCGCCGGAACCGTCGTTGCTCGTGCCGTTGATACGAGACACCTTCGACGCGGACCTTGCCGTCGAACGGGAGCGAGAGCAGTGGCGTCGGGCGGCTGGATTGCCGGAGCAGAGGCAGCGATTCGTCCGCAAGGAGTGGCGGGCGAGGATCGTCAACCTGCGGAGCCTGGACGATACGGAGAAGCAGAACCTGGCGGCACAACTCCGGGGCAAGGCGATGCTGGAGGCCGAGGACTCGACGAGTTCGCTGAGGGTGCTGATGCAGTCCATAGAGTTGCCGGAGAACCTGGACGGACAGTTCCGCGAGGGCTTTCGAAACGCCTTCGAGGAGGCAATGAAGAACGGATCGAGTAAGGCCGCGGCGCAGTTGGGGTTCGCCGAGGATTGGTTGCTCAAAGACCCGGCGGCGGTCGGCGAGATGGGACAGTACGCCGGCTACTACGGCGACAGGCTGACGAAGCTCGTGCCGATGGAATGGCAGGTCGAGATTCGCAAGGCGATGATAACGGGACTCGACGAGGGCATGTCTGCGGCAGACATGGGGAGCGAACTCCGGGGAGTATGGGACAACCTGGAAGGGTGGGAAGCCGAGCGAATAGCGCGGACGGAGGCGGTACGGGCGCGGATGGAGGGACGACGCTCGACCTACCTGGCGGCGGGCATACAGATGCTGGAGTGGATATGCGGTCCACGGCCCTGCTCGACGTGTGCTATACGGGCGGGCAGGCGCTACCCGGTAGGGAGTCGGGAACTGCCGCCGACACCTCATCCGCACTGCGAATGCGATGCTGTAGCGAGTGAGGATGACTTGGACCGACTGCGGGCGCAGGCGTTGGCCGGGACGGGCGCGATCACGCCCCTGCCGACTCCGATGGCGCCGCGGTATCCGCAGGGATAGGGAGGCGAGGATGCTAGAGAGGGCCATGCGTATCGCCGAAGAGGCGGCTGAGATCATTGGCCGCAAGAGCGGGCGGCGCGTGGAGGTCATGTCCGTAGCGAAGGCGGTAGACGGGTATACGGTCACCCTGCACGTTGGCGATGCAGTGCGGCCGCTGCTGGAGGCGAACAAGGCCGAACGGCTAACGGAGCAGTCGGAGAGCATATAGGAGGCGAGAGCATGAGGAATACATGGGACGAGACAAAAATCCAGGAGAAACTGCACCCCGGAAAGGCGATTGTCGCAGTGCATATTCACATGTGCGGCGGCAACTATCGCTATGCGGGAATGTCTGCCGTAGAGCCCGACGACCCCCGCATTTCTCATACGACTGTGGTGCAGGCTGGCCCTGACGGAGTGATCTTTCTGGACTGAGGCGAGAGCACAAAGCGAATAACACGCCCGGTCAGCCGCCTAGCTAGCGGCAGGCCGTGAAGCTTCATCACCCCTCGTTCTCGGCCGAGAGAGACCGGGGGGTTTCTATTTGGCCGGGCGTGGTGACTCATAGAGGCGATATGCCCAAGGAATACCTCGCCTGCGTGGCGAGCGAAAAGAAATCCGGGAAGTCCCTGGCCGACGCGAAGCGCATCTGCGCCATCGCGTACCACAAGCGACACGGCAAGACGCCGCAGGAAGCGGCAGGGGAGACGCTAGACATGGCCCAGGTCAGGGACAGCATCGAGGCACAGATTCGCGCGGCATTGGAGCGCGGCGACGAGGATGGCGCTACCGAGTTGCGCATCCTCCTGGAGCAGGCGGATTCCGTCGTGATGGAGACACCGCGAAAGGTGAGGGAGCAGGCCTTCCCGGACGCCCGCGCCTCAATCTACGCGATGGACGACGGGCAAGAGTTCCCCGCCCTTCCGGTGCCTGCTGAGACGTCGCCCCTCATGGAGGTCTACGTTCGCATCGACGGCAGCTATGAGGCCGACATGCGGGACATCCGCAAGGCGATCAAGGACGGTTACCAGTCCTTCGGGTCGGAGGAAGAGTGGGGGCCGAGCCTGGAGGCCACGTTCGGCAACCGCGTGGTCGTCAGTGGAGGCCAGGGGCAGCTCTACCGGGCCGCATGGAAGCGAGGCGAGGACGGCACGGTATCCCTGGAGGACATTCGCCAGGTGCGGGCCGTTCTGCGCGTTGACGACGCCGAAGCGATTCGCACGGCACCCCCGGCGGGCGACGGCGAAGCGACCCTCGCCGGCGATGTTCCAGCGCAAGCCGAGACGACTGAACTCCTCGAAACCTACACCGCCCCCGTCCGAATCGTCGCCGAGAAGGACACGACCACGACCGCGGGCAGCACCGACCACCTTATGACGGTGGAATGCCTGCTCGGTATTGCGGACACCCCCACGAAGAATGGGCGAGTCTACCCCAAGGGCCTCTTTGAGAGTATCGTCGCGGAGTCGAAGGAGGGCACGGCCCGCTCGAAGCGGTGGCTCGGCGAGGGTGACCACCCTGCCGACGGCCGGCCCCGGCTTATGGATACGGTCTGCACCCCCTGGCGGGACTTGCGGCTCGAAGGCAATCACCTGCTGGGGGCGACGGACGTTATCAACACTAGCAAAGGCGCTGATGTGCAGCGGCTCGTCCGCAACGGCGTTCCGGTGCAGGTGAGTTCGCGCACTGCCGCTATCACGACTACGGAGGTAAGAGACGGACAAACAGTTGAGATTGTAGATGAGAAGACGGCGCTCGCGAACCTCGGCGGCTGGGACTTCGTCCTAGGCGCTGCCGCCCACGAGGGCGATGAGGTCGCGGGCGTTCGCAATTTCAGGGAGAGGGACGGTCAGCCTGCGGCAGCCGCTTCGGCTCCCTCGTCGAGTGATGTTCCTGGAGAGACCATCGACGAGGTGCTAGACGAAATGACCACAGAAGAGTTGCAGAAGCTCATCCAGGAGGCCGTCGCCAAGGGCACGACCGCCGGCGTACAGGTCCTCATGGAGACGAAAGGCGACCCGCCTGCCGCGGGTGCCGATCCGCCAAAGGTTGACGGCGAAGAGCCCAAGCCGAAGACGGAGACGAAGGAACCGGACAAACTTAGTGAGATGTCCGGGCGTATTGATAGCCTAGCCGAAGTCGTTACGACTTACGTGCAGGGCCAGGCCGATGAGAAGAAGGCTGAGGAGAAGGCCGCGGCCCTCAAGCTCGCTACCACGGCGATCATGGAGACCGACGAGGTCAAGGCATGGGAACCGCCAGCGCGCAAGCTCATGGAGCAGAGGTTGGCGGAGGTCACGGAAGTCGACCAGCTTCAGCCGACCTATGAGCGTACCGAGCGCACCCTTCAGGAGATCGGCCTGCTGATCATCAACCGTCCGGGCGGAATGGGTATTACCGCCGCCCACGTCGCTTCCACCCCCGAAAAGAGCCGCGAGGACCGCGCCAAGGAGTTCCAGCTTGGCGTACTTTCCCCGCGCTTCCTCCCCGAGAGCCGCGAAGAAGTTCTCGATCTCTTGTGCGAGGGGATTCCCGACAATGGCCTGCACAGTTCCACCGATCCCGACGACCCGGTTGCGAGGGCGTTGGGCGGGGATGCCCCCTTCCACGGGTACCACCCCGGCAACCCGAATCACGTCTTCCGCACGGTGGTGGAAAACGTGATCCGCATGTACCCCAACTACCTGATGGCGAACCTACGGCAGTACCGGCCCCAGTTCGCTATGCTCGAATGGACGGGCACCACGAACGTCGCGCAGACGGTGCCTTACGTCCTGCCGATCATCCGGCAGGTGTGGGCGCGTCTCCAGTGGGTTATGGAACTGATGAGCGTTCAGCCCATGACGAAGTCGACCGGCGTGGTCCACTTCCTCGACTTCCTCTACGACCCGACGCTGGGCAACCCGGCTATTCCGGGCGAGTTCTGTTCTGACTACGCTCAGTACGTCTCTGAACAGGCCACTATACCGCAGGTGAAGCTCAGCCTGACTCACGCTGATATCACCATGGACACGAAGAAGTTGCGGGCGCAGTGGTCGAGTGAAGTCCGCCAGAACCTGCGGGCAGACCACGGTATCGCTATCGAGGCGGAGATGGTCAACTTCATGGCAGACGAGATCGCCCGAGAGGTGGTCGCCCTGCTCATGAATACCATGCGAACCGCCGCGGACCCGGCTGGTAACGTCACCGCCGGCAATGTGAACTTCGGTTGTCTCCTGCCGGCTGCCGGCTACGTCGAACTTGGCACCTGGCAGAAGGAACTCTACCGGCACATCCTGCAGGCAGATGGCCTTGTCCGGGCGCAGCGACGCGCCCGCACGAATTGGGCCGTCGCCGGGTCGAACGCGCTGATTCGACTGATGCGATTAGAGAGTTGGTCGGCAACGACCGTAGACGCGGAAGCCGCCGAGTGGGAAGTCGGTATCAACCGCGTTGGGACCTTGGACGGACAGCCGAAGTACAAGGTCTACGGTGCCGACCCCGATTTCTGGCCCACCGAGTTGATTCTCGTTGGGCGCAAGGGTGCGGACTGGTATGACTCGGGCATGGTCTACTGCCCGTTCATTCCGCTCTACACCGCTCCGGCGTTTGTCAACCCGGATACCCTCTGTGAGACAGTTGCGGTGATGAGCCGCTTCGGCTACTCCAAGGTCGTAGGCAACAGCCTTGCGACCGTCACCTGCCAGCCGGCTGTTCAGGGCGTGGGTTGGTAGTCTGAACGGTACCGACTGGACTGACTGACGCAATGAGTGGGGAGGGCGGCGATCTGTCGCCCTCCCCTACATTCCGGGAGCCTCGGATGTCAGAAACGGTAAAGGTACGAAATACGTCCAGGGTCGATCAGCTTTCGGGCATTTGGTTGATTCGCGCGGGCGAGACAACGGTTCTGCCAATTAACGCACTAGGCGGTTTCGGGTCCTCGGTAGAGGTCATCGACGATCCGACCACATCGAATATGACGCTCTATCGAACCCCCTGTATGCCGGGTTGTGGGCATTCCCTCTGCACACTCTCACGGCAAGTCACTCTGGCACTGCAACGCATGGGCTTCTCGGTGGACCGGCAGACGTGGCGAGCAAATCGTGACCAGCCCCCGATAGGAAAGAGTCTGCTCTGCAACGCGGGGACATTCGAGGGGCCGTCCGGTTCCTGGTCATGGTTTCATTTCGACAATAGCATCGCGCCACGTAATCACGTCGCGTACTTCTTAGAGCACTTCACGGGGAACATCTGCGTAAGCGGTGCCGTGCGAGATGCCCTGAGTGCGGCAGGGGTATCGGAGGACCGCCTGCGGGTCATTCCGAATGGAATCGATACATCGCTGTTTTGTCCTGACGGTCCGATTATGGATATTGGCGGCAACTCATTCATCTTCGCCATGGTCGGCGCTATGTCGCCTCGCAAGGGCGTTGATGTCGCGCTGGAGGCTTACGGGCAGGCATTCAAGCGTTCCGACAAAGTTCTGCTCGTAGTCAAGAACTACGACTATGGCCGCGATGCTTGGTGCCGGGAGATCATTGCCGAATGGCGGAAGCGACTCGGCAGTAAGGCACCGCGGGTCGAGTATATATATCAGATGGGCATGGGCAATTCACAACCGCCATGGATGGATAGCGAAGTTGCTGCATTCTACCGGCGCGCCGCGCAGCACGGCGCGTATCTCGCGCCAGCACGAGTCGAAGGGTTCGGCTTGACGGGATTGGAGGCGCTGGCCTGCGGCTGCCGACTCGGTACTACCGGGTGGAGCGGGCAACTCGAATATGCTACAGATGAGAACGCGCACTTGTTCCCCTACATGATGGCCCCGAGCAACAACAACCTCGGTCTCTATGAGGCTGACGAAAGGCCGCTGTGGGCCGAACCCGACCTCGCGGACGTCGCCGACTGGATGCGGCGGGTATTCGAGGAGTCGCCCGACGAGTTGAAACAGAGGGAGATCGCCGAGGACCTGCGGCAGCGATTCACATATGCGCGCATGGCCCGCGGTATCGCCGATGTCTTGGGACTGAAGGAGCGCCGAGGACCCGAAACCGTCCGCGAGTCTGTTCCAGGGACTCCACTCGCGAAATCCAGCGGTGCCGCGGTTCTCGGCGCCCCCAGTCCGCCAGGGATGGAAACGCTCGGCGTAGGTATCCCCACGAGAGATAGACCGGGATACCTCGCGATCTTACTATCGGCGCTCTACGTGCAGACGAAGCGCCCGAATGCCATCTGTATCGTGAATGATGGCGAACCAACCTTACGAGACAATTCCGCCGTCAAACAGATGGTCGAGCGCTGGGAGCAGAGCGGTATCCCGTGCGATATAGTCCAGGGTTCGGGAAGGGGTGCCAGTCCGAACCATCAAATCGCGCTAGAACATCTCGGGACCGATCTCGTCCTAAGAATTGACGACGACCTTCTGCCAGCCCGACCGGATTTCATAGAGCGTCTTTACCGCTTGATTGATAACCAACCCGAAGTCGGGGCCGTCGGCGGCTGCTATCCCATGCACAGCGATGGAGTCCTGCATGAATACGGCCCTCTTGCCACCAAGCGAGGGATGACGAATACGCTGGCCGATCTGCTGGCCGGCCATGCGAGGCTGCAGTTCTGGCAGTTCTCCGACGAGGCGGTCGTGGAGTGCGAACACTTATATTCGACGTGGATGTATCGGGCGAGTGCGCTCCAGGAGGTCGGCGGGTTCGCGGATTGCTATAGCCGGTTCGGACAGCGGGAAGAATCCGATGCGAGCGTTAGGTTGCACCTTCTCGGTAAGAAGAAGTTACTCGTTGACACCCAGGCCCTCGCCTGGCATTTCCTCGCTCCAGGTGGCAGACGGCCCGAGGGTACGCGGGAGAGGGCGCTCGCTGATGATAAGGTATTCCGCGCAAGGGTCGCGCAGTGGAGGGCGCAGGCATGATTCTCGTAGTAGGCATTGACGGCTACTCCTACGACTGGCGGCACTGGCTGGAGGAAGACGGCTTCCATACCGGCGTTCTGGATTCCCCGCATGCACTATCGGGTCCCGCCTGGACGAGCATCTTCACGGGGTTGACGGCGGAGGGGCATGGTATCCCGCACGTCCCACAGCCGCGAATGCTTAAGGGCCTGAAGCGGCCGCCCTATGTATGGGACCACCTCGCGGCCGCGGATATGGAAACGGTGGCGATCAATGTGCCCTTCACGTACCCGCCCCGGTTGGTGCGGCGGCTTCTCGTCTGCGGGTATCCCGCGCCCGAAAAGAATCGGACATTCCCGCGGCAGGCGGCGGTGGATTGGGCATGGCGCGACCTCGACCTCTACTACGCGCATCAAGGCGAGCCCTCCTGGGATTTCCTCGCCTGTCCAGACAAGGACCTGATGGAGACTTGCCATGCTGCCCGGTGGGCACTCGCGCACAGATTCCTCGTGGAACTCAAGAAGGGGCAGCCCGATCTCGCCATTCTCTGTTTGACGGACCTGGACAGACTCGCGCATTATGCCTATCGGACGTTCCGGCAGAAGCGGACCCTGAAGAGCATCGTGGCGGATATACGGGTGATGCTGCAGCGGTTCGAGTTCACTCTCTACCCCGAATGGACATTCATTGTTTCCGACCATGCGCTGGATTTGACCGATGAACCCCGCGAGGGGGATGGCTGGGGTCTATGCCATGGGCCGAACTACCCGGCGACGCGGCGCGGAATCATCGCCTACAAGGGCCCACAGGCACGGCCAGTCGAGAATTTGGAAGTGAGTGTAGAAGACGTTACTCCCACGCTGCTCTACCTGCTCGATGCGGCCCCCTCACGGCGGATAGAGGGGATAGCATTGACGCAGATCACCGAGGGCGGGGCGGTAGACGAGGCCGAAATTCGACGACAACTGGAGGGTCTAGGTTATGCCTGAGGGCAAATGGGACCCAGGGACTTCGATGGACGCGCTCTGGGACCGACTCGCGAAAGAGAACTCGACGAGTGCCATCTGCTACCGGGCGAGTCCCGAATGGTTTGAGGAGAGCGGGCAGAGGGACGCCAAGTATCTCGCCGGCCTGGTCGATTTCTTCTTCGAGGATCGTGCCGCGGTGACGGTTCTCGATATCGGCGGGGGCACCGGCAGGACGGCCAAGTATCTCGCCCCAGTCGTCGGGACCTACCACCTGCTCGACGTAAGCGGCGAGATGCTGCGGCAGGCCGCCGAGCGGATGCCAATTATGACGCAGGGTGGGAAGGTCGTGCTCGTAAAGGGCAGCGGATATTCGCTGGAAGCCATCAAGGATGGTGCTATCCAGTTTGCTTTCTCCCACATGGTCTTCCAGCACATGGACAGAGAGGTAGTGGTCCGGTATCTGCGCGACCTGCCGCGCGTTCTGACTGACGATGGCATAGCATGGCTTCAGGTTCCAGCGATGCGCTATCCGCAGCGATTCGAGGAGGCTGACCGGGGCGACTGGCCGGCGAACTTCCGGCGCTGGTATCCCGGCGAACTGCTTGAGGTTTGCATGAGGGCGGGGCTCTCTATAATCGCGGCGGACTGCGACGCGCTAGAAGTGATCGTTGCGAAGCCCCCGGCGGTGCCATGGCTTGGCGGGAGCGACTGATGGACACGGCGACGATACCACAGACGCCCGACAACGAACTGATGGCGTTGAAATGTACCCCGCACCCTAAACGGGTTTGGGGTTACCTACAGGAGGATGAGGCGCAGCGTCTTACGTGGCTCGCGGCGCGGGTGCCCGCAGACAAGGCTATCGTAGAAATCGGTTCCCTCCGCGGGCGGTCGACGTGCCGGCTCGGATTGGGTGCCGCGGCCGGTCTGGGCGCGCACGTCTGGGCTATCGACACCTGGGGACCGTATAGTCCGGCAAGCGGGCTGAAGGGCGGGGACCAACACCGCGAGCGCTTCGATTTCAACATTGACCTTTTCGGGCTGGGGGCGCAGGTGACGCCCATTCGAGCCGACTCCAGGGAAATCGCGAAGGTCTGGCAGCGAGAGATTGGACTGCTCTTCATTGATGGCGAGCATACCTATGAAGGGATACGCGGCGACTACGAGGGGTTTCATGAGCATGTAGTAGCAGGCGGCTGGTTGGCTATCCATGACTATTACGAGGACTGGGTGGACATCATACGGTTCGTCAATGAGACGGTCTTTCCATCCGACGATTGGGAGACCGCGAACCTGCGATGCACCCTGCTTACCATGAGGAGACGAGAGAGCTAATGGCCATGGAGGTAACCGCCAAACGGGATGCCATGGTGGTTCGTCAGGCGGGGCAGTCGGGAACCGGAACTATGTATCGCCGCTGGTTCGATACCTGCCTGCACAACCGACCGGACTGCCCCCGGATTTCCGGAGAGGACGTGATTGCGATTTCGGAAGGACAGGCGCGGAGCATGATGGGTTGTGGTTGGTACCCCTGCGCCGTTTGCGCGCCAGGGTTATTCTGGTAAGGATATCCACTTGAATCTCGCCCACATAGCTTTCTACAAGCGGAGCGAAGGACACCCTGGCGGTGTCCCTTTGTTTGGCCATTACGTGGAGCAGCAGCTCGGCGCGCGGCTTTACTCGTGGTCGGACATGCCGCAGAAGGCGCGAGTAGACGAGGCTGGCGCGGCTGATCTGCTAGGGCGCTGGCTTGTCTCATCGGGCGCGCTGAACGACATTGAGGCGGTTATCGTGGACGGTTTCTGGGGCCGCGGACTGGTGGACTTTGACGGCCCGGTAATCTCGGTGGCCCATGGAACCTGGAAGGGCATTGGACTGGCCTGCAATTCAGCGGAGGCTATGCGGCTCGGCGAGATACAACAGGCCGAATACCGGCGGCTACCCACCGTAGCTGTTAGCCACTATACCAAGTGGGAGTTGCAGGGTATGTACGGAGTCGAGCCGGCGGCGATCATCGCCAACGGACTGGACCTAGACGAGTACCAGCCGCGGCAGCATCCGGCGCGGGAACGGCCCATCGCAATCTATCCGAGCGACGCCATGCCGAAGGGCGGGGATGTGATAGCGGCACTCGCGAGGAGGCGGCCCGATATCGAGTTCCGACTGATCGGGGCGGGGATCGGAGCAGAGGCCGAAGCTATAGCTGCTGGAGACATCTTCGTCTCCCCGTCCCGCGCAGATGGCTGCCCCTATGCGGGATTGCAGGCGTTGGCTTGTGGACTACCGATTGTGGCGAGTGATGTGGGACTGTTCGCCGACATCGAAGGCGGCATGATGAATGGCCTGCCAGTTGGGGAGACAGTGCCGGTGGTAGCGACGGATGACGCGGCTGTCGAGCAGTGGAGTCAGGCATTGACGCGGGTTCTAGCGCGGCGGCAGGCGGTTTCGCTGGGCGCGCGAGCCTGGGCCGAGGAGTTCGGCGGATTAGATAGGTGGGAGGCGGACTGGCGAGAGTTTCTCCAGGGAGCGATGGGCTGATGCCGACGACTATGCGAGACATCACGCGGAAAACGTCCGCTGCTCACGCCTCACCTCCCGTTCAGGGGCAGACGGCCTCGCCAACCGACCTGCCCCTGGACACCTGCGGCGCCTGTGAAGCGTCCCTATTCGGCCAGTTCGAGCCGGTGGCCGCGGGCGATACGGGGCTCTATATGAGCCAGGACCGTAGAGCGCGCGAGGAAACCGGAACCTCGCAGCCTCGCGACTTTAAGTGCCGGCAGTGTGGACGAATCATGCGGCGGGTTCCCGACGATATCGACGCGCAGGTAATCGGTATGTAATCGCCTTTAGCTATCGCCATAGTGGAGAGGCCCCGCACCTATATAGGCCGGGGCTTTTATATGGCCAGGAGAGAGTCACCAACGCATGACCAACGTAGAACTCATCGCGGAACTGAAACTGCTCGGTTTCGGGGCGGGGCTGACTGACCCGCAGTGGACGCAGGCGGTTAAGGACGCGGTCCGCATGTATTCCAGGCAGCGGCCGCGCCACGTACTTGGGACGATTGCGGTAAGTGCGGACGTAGAGGAGTACAGCCTTCCCGCGGGCGGCTATCTCTGTATTGAGTTGGCCCCCATCGACGCACTAGAGGATTTGAGCGAACTGATCGGCGACACCTCGACCCTATCGGAGGCGCTGGCCGCCGGCGACGTGATTATGGACTTCAACCAGCCTTCGCAGGTGGATATCTACCGGCAGAAGTTGGAGCACTGGGCGCGGCAGTTCGGGACGAAGTGGGAGCAGGATATGCCGGGTGGTACGGTTCGCATCATGCCTCGCCCGGAGAGTGCGACAACCCTGGCGGTGATCTATACGGCATGGCACGCTACTGCCGATACGGTACCGACCGAGGACGCCGATCTGCTCATTATGGCGGGCAAGGCGGTGGCGACGGCAGTGATGGCGACGGGCGGTGCGGCGACGGTAGTGGCCTCTGGCGGCCGCCTGACTCTCGGACCCTACACGAAAGATATGGGTGGAATCGGAACGATGGTCGCTTCGTTGTTCAAGCAGGCAGAGGCGCTAGAGAAAGACTTCCTCGACGCGGCCCGACTCCCCGCGGCGGCGTACAAGGCATAGACGATGGCAGACGCTGAACTTCAATCACTGCTTACCCATACCGCCGATATCTACTACCTCGATACGGGCGAGGCAGTGGATGGGCAGGTCCTGGAGGGTTACCCGGATGCCCCGGACCTCGCCGACCACCCCTGCGCTATTCACCAGGATGGGAAGATTCTGACGGAGAGTCCGGTCGGCTACCTGATCGAGAGCGATGCCATCATGTACTCGGAGGATGCAGTCATTCCCGAACGCGCTAAGGTCGTCTGGCAGAATCGCATCTTCTTCGTGAACGGGACCCCAAGTCGCTATCACGACTACCTCGGGCCGACCCCGAACATACCGCACCTGCTGGAGATCGGACTCCGGGAATCAAAGGACCAACCGGCATGATTGGCGTTGCGGTGAGAATCGAAAAGGCAGACGAGCTTCGCAGGTGGGCCGATGATCTACCGGACCAGTTTCAGAAGCGGTCATCGCTCCTAGTCGGCTCCTATGGGCTCCGCATAGAGCGGGAGGCGAAGCGACGGACACCCGTGGCGACGGATATCCTACGTTCCAGTATCCACACCGACATCAGTCGGCAGGGGAAGCAGACGCGAGCGAAGGTCGGCACCGACGAGGACTACGGCCCGTATGTAGAGTACGGGACCGGACTCTACGGGCCGCAGAAGCGGGCCTACGAGATCAAGCCGAAGACGAAGAAGGCGCTGGCGTTTACGGCGCGAGCCGGAACGCAATTGGCGACGGGTCGGGCACTGTTCCGCTCCAAGACGGGCCGGTTGGTACTGAGCCGCAAGCGGGGTGCCAAGACCATCGTCCGCAAGGTCATCCATCCCGGCATTCACCCGCAGCCATACCTGCATCCGGCGTTTGATAAGTATGTGCCGTTCTTTATGAATGACCTTCGGCAACTCGTGACGGGATTGGGGGGGTGACATGGCGATCCTGACAACCGGGTTTAACACGGCAGCACAGGCGGCTGCGATCCTCACCAAGCTCCGCACAGAGTTGGCGGGCATGGGGGTCGATGTTGTAACTCGTGGCCGCCTCTGGCGCCTGCCCGACAGACCCTGCGTGGTGCTTATCGGCCCCTCTATCGAGATCGAGTCCTTGGGGATCGGCGTCGAGGAAGGGGTATGGCATTGGCTCATCCTGATCGCCCGCGATATCGGCCACAATGACCGGCGCGCCGACTTGCTCGATACCTGGGGCGATACCGCCATGGCGGCGCTCCTCGACCTCACGCGGGAGACCGCCGCCTTCGTCGTACAGGGCGGCGACGGACCGGGGCGCGTGGAGGACCAGCGCCTGCTAGGACTGATTCAGCAGCATGGCGAGCAGATAGACCCCATACTGCTGGAGATGACGACCCGCAGGGAGATCAACCCGCCATCATGCTAAGGATGCGCGCGATACGGAGCTATGGTGCCCAGAAGGTTCGATACCCTCTGGGCGTCGTCCATTTCGACGAGTCCAAGGGCTGGCTTGCGCGAGTTCCCGAGTCCCTCGCGAAGGAATTGGTCGACGCTGGCCAGGTAGAGATTCCACGAGCAGAGGAACTATGCGTGGGTCGGTATCTCGTGCGCCGGCGTTCCGGCTTCGGAGACGTTCTATGCCTTACCCCAGCCGCGCGGATGCTGATGGATAATGGGGCCGAATGCCAGATCATCACCCACCCGAACTACGCGCCGATGATAAACGGCCTTGGGAATGGTATCCACTGGGAATCGCCCGTGCATTCCGTGATCATGGACGGCTGGCTCGAACATCATCCGGGCCGGACCGAGAGACCGGCGGCGCTCTGTTTCGGCGACTACTGGAATTTCGACATTGAGGATGCGCGGCCCCACTTCGCGCTTACCGAGCAGGAAGTCGCTATGGGTAGGGAGGGCGTCGAAGGCTGGCGTCGCGAAGGCGAGCCCGTCGTCGCGGTCTTTATGAAGACGGGTTGGGAGTCGCGGCGATACCGCGGGATGCTGCGCGTCGCGAAGGACCTGGCACACGAGGGCTGTGCCGTCGTCGGCTTCGGCGATGAGATTCTGCCCTGCTGTAAAAAGCCGCCGGCGATGGATATCCGGTCTTTGGCGGGGCTCCTGGCGGCTTGTGACCTTGTTGTTTCGGGCGACACAGGGCCGATGCATCTAGCGGCTGCCCTGGGGGTGCCGTCCGTCGCCGTCTTCTGCGCCACTTCCGCGGCCGGGTCTGTGGGGCCGCGTTACGATGTAACAGCACTTGAGCCCGAGGGGCTTGACTGCTGGCCGTGCTGGAATGCCGACTGCAAGGTCGGCGAGTTGGACGTCCCTGGTTCTTGCGTTTCGGCTGTAGAGCCGACGCAGGTCGTTTCCGCGGCGCTTGAGCGACTGCGCTCGCCTGGGCCGCGAATAGACCCTCAAGGAGACAGGGACGATGAAGGGAGCATACGGTAGGTGTTTCTATGGTACACAGGGTGCGAAGGGAATCCCTGCGGTGGGCTATTCCGCCCTGGGCATTATCGACCGGCCGCACATGAATGTGCCGAGCGGTATCGAGCCGCTCTATTCGGTCGGTGACTGGGACCCCGTCGAACTCAGCGAAGGGATGACGCTGGCGGAGGTCGGCCTTAGCATTACGGCCGTAGAGGACCCACACTTCCTCCAGTACGCCAAGCGAAGCGCGGTCACTGGCGAACTCCAGTGGCTGACGATCAAGATCGGATACCATAAGGGCGCGGATGTCTACCGCGCGATCATCCAGGACTGCAAGATCGGCGATATCACGATGCGGTGTGACGCCGGCGGCCGCCTGAATGCCGACGTAAACCTGATCGGCGGGAAAGTCGCACAGCTCGCAGCCGACCCCGGTGATATGTCGTTCTTCTCCTCTCGTGCCTACCGCTGGTTCGAGATGACATGGGACGAGACGCGGGACCTGCGGGCGTTCGAGTTCTACTGCCGCAATGGCCTGGAACCCATGCCGGTGATCGCGGGGACCGTGACGACAAGGGACCCTGAGCGCATATGGGACTTTCTCGATGAAGGGCCGTCAGAGATCGGTGGGACACTGACCTATTTTCTCGCCGATGCAGACGTCGATCTTCAGGACTGCCTGCTAGCGGGAGCCGATCACGTTATGACATTTTGTAGTTGTTCCGATGTCAGCCCCGCGCAGACTATGACGCTGACGCTGAACGGCCTGAAGGCACGGAATGCCGATCTGCAGATTCCGGCTCGCGGCGACATCGTCGTCGAGATGCCATATCTGCTGACGGACTGGACGCTGGATGGATAGTCCGGCGATATCACACACTAGGAGGCGAGTCTCATGGGACTAGAAGACGCGCCGGAGTTCTCCGAGACACCGGAGACAAAGGCGGAACCGCCAACCGAGGACGAGGATATGAACCTCGTCGCCAAGATGCGCGTAGGGCCGCAGGAGCAAACGTTCTACCTGCCCGAGGGGCGCAACTCCGATGGCACCGTCCGACTCAGCGATACCTACTTTATCAGACTGAAGGGCTGGACGGGAACGCAGCGCGACCAGTACCTATCCGCGGGGCAGAAGTACGAACTCGAAGTGCCTCGCGGCCGTCGACAGACAAGGAAGACGGTTCATAGTCGCTTCGATATGGATATGGTCGAGCAGCTCCGCGTTCTTGTCAACCTGTCCGTGGTCGATTTCAAGTTGATTCACGATGGCAGGGATGTGACCTTCCGCGAGCAGGGCGCTAACTGGAGTGTGTTCCGCGACCTCAGTCCTGATGTGACGGACTGGGTACGGGATACGATCCGCGAATTCCAGGGTATCGAGATGGAGGACGGGGACGAGGGGGAAGCCTAGAGCGGCGGTTCCTGCGTTGGGTCCGCGAGGAGGCGCGCCGCGTCCTCGCGGACGAAGAACCGTCCGCCGAAAGCGCCGCATTCTCCCTCGCTACCAGGGCATACCGCCACTACCAGGCTGGCTTTCTGCCCTGCGCCGGCGGGACGGCCGATCAACCCTGGCTCCTTATGGCGGCGATAGAAGCGATTGCCGATGCGGTCTCGGAACATGAGGCGCTGGAATCTCAGCAGCGGCAGTCGCATACGAACGCGAGTAGCGGTTCGGGACGCGGCCTGCACGTTCTGGGCCGACTGGACCCGGAAGATGACGGGCCGGGATGGAGACATAGGCTGACGCCTATATAAGTGGAACGAAGACGACTTGAAGTTGTGCTTGAAGCCGTAAACCGCGCAGAGGGCCCGCTGAGACAGTTCGGCGGGTCGCTCCAGCGCACTATCGATCACGTCCAGCGCCTGCGGCGGGAAGCCGGCCGCACCATGCGCGAGGCCGGGGAGAGTATGTCTATGGCGGCTGGACGCGCTTCGATGCTTGGTCGGGCCGTCCAGTTCATCGGCGTATCCCTGCGGGCACCGCTGGTCGGTATCGCCGCGCTCGGAATCCGAGCCCTAGATGTGTTCCGCGGTATTCTCACCGCCGTGGTGAACCTCGGCCGGAGCATCGTGACCTGGATTGCCGAGACCGGCGTAAGGGCACTCCAGGCATTCACGCGAGCGGCCCTGATCGCGGGACTAGCGGCGGCTGCGGCATTTACGATATCGACGCGGGAAGCAGCCTCGTTCGAGATGATGATGCGCTACGTCAACACCATCACTCGGACGACGGACGCTAGCCTCGCCCAACTCTCTGCCGACGCCCTCGCGATAGCCCGCGACATCGGCAAGGCTCCTGCCGAAGTTGCCCGTGGTCTCTACGACGTAGCTTCGGCCGGATTCAAGGGTGCCGAAGGCCTGAAGATCGTGCGCGTCGCGGCTGAGGCCAGCGTTGCCGGTATGACGGACGTGGCCACCGCCTCCCGCCTGATCGTTAGTACCCTTCAGGCCTATGGCATGGCTGCCGAGAAGGCTGGCTATATCTCGGATGTGATGTTCAAGACGGTCGAACTCGGCATTATCACGTTCGGAGATTTGGCCCAGGCCATCGGCCCCGCCATTGCTACGGCGGCAGCCGCAGGAGTGCAGATAGAAGAAGTCGGTGCGGCATTTGCGACGATGACAAAAGCAGGTATTGACGCGTCGATGACCGGGACCTCGCTCCAGCGGATTATGCTAAGCTTCCTCGATCCCGCGAAGGAGTTCGCGGACGCACTTCGGACGGTCGGCGTAGAACAGGCCTCCACCTTCATCCGCACCAAGGGACTCGCCGGCGCTATCGACGCCCTTAATCGACTGGCCGCAGGCAACCCCGCGGCCCTTGCTAACATGGGCTTGGAAATGCGGGCATTACGAGCAGCCATGTCGCTGACGCGGGGCGAGGCTTCCAGCTTCTCGTCGGACCTGGCAGCAATTAGTCAGGCGGCGGGCGCGACTGGTAGTGCTCTGGCGCAGGTTGCAGCTACTGTCGGCTATGCCTGGGATAGGTTCAAGGCCCGCGCGCAAGCTATGTTTGTGACTGTCGGTTCTAGTTTCGCCGGATTGGTGCGGAAGGTCCTGGAGGGTGCAGGCGATATCGCCGACCGGATGTCCGCGCTTGCTGAAGAGATTTCCCAAAGCGACCGCTGGCAGCGGCTCGTCGATACCGTGGGGCTTGCCATGGACGCCGCGGGCGAGAAGGTCGGCACCTGGCTCGACTGGCTCTCGGAGAACTGGGACACCGTATGGGATGCCGTCGCGGACCGGGTCGGCACGGCCGCCAACTTTGTCGTCATGTGGATCGGTCGGATCGTCGGCGCTATCGGCTATCTCATTGAGCAGCGGCAGGGCATATGGGACTGGGCGCGGACCTTCATGGATGCGATGGTCGCGGTGGGTCAAGCCATCGTGCAGGAGGTCCTAGGCCGACTGGATACATTGGCTAAGAGCCTAGGGACGACGATCAAACTTCCCCTGGGCATGGAACTTGACGTGGCCGCCCTGAAGACACAGATCGCGGGGGCGGTCGCGGGAGGTCTAGCGGGTGCTCCACTAGGGCCGTGGGGTGCGGCAGGCGGGGCGGCTACCGGCTTCCTCGCTACCGGCAAGGCATATGAGGCGGGGCGCGCGGGACTGGCGGCGTTGGGCGAAAGCGTCGAGGAATGGGGTACAACCGCTTCCGCCTTCTTCGACGAGCAGCGGGCGCGGTTTGAGCAGGGCCAGGGCTTCTTCGGCGGCATGAAGGGCGCGGCGATAGAACGAGGGGCGGCCTACTCCGAGTGGCTCTATGGTCTGCGGGAGGCCGTATCCGGACTCGAACTCGGGCGCGGGCGCGAGGCCCAGGGCGATATCCGCGAGTTGGGCGAGGGCGTATGGGCCTTCGGGGACGTTGCCGATTCGATAGAGGAGGCGACCGCCGCCCTGAATCGTGGGGGGCAACAGCTCGCAGAGAAGGCTGACGGCTTGACTGCGGCGTCACGGGGCGTCGCTACCGGGGGAGAGGCACTGGTAGGGGCGGCGGGCTCTTTGAGCGGCGCAGCGGGCAACCTGGGGGCAGCCGCGGGGACTCTGGCGGACGCGGCCAAGAGCATCCCTGGCTATCTGCGTGGCGCGGAGATGGCGCAGCGATACGGCCTTATGGCGAGCATTGCCGAGGCCAGGGGGAAGCCCGAAGCGCGCGCTGGTTTCCTGCGCGAACAGGAGGCATGGCAGGAGCGGCAAGTTAGCGCGGCAGTCGAGGCCTTCCGTAACAACCCGGCGGATATTCGGCTTCTTCAGATATGGGAGCGGGCCGAGACCGATCTCGCGGCGATCCGCAAGGCGCTCGAAGAGCAGGATCGGATGGCGGTCGATATGCCGGACTGGTGGCCGAGGGCAGATGTACTCGGCCCACCCGTCGGCGTGGCGATTCAGGCGGCAGAGGTGCCGGCACAGACCAACTTCCAGGTTGCCCGCCCGCCCGTAGAGTGGGGCGACTTCCCCCTGGCTTACGAGCAGGCGCCCGGCGATAATCCCGACTGGCAGATAGATCGGCTACCGACCCCCGGCGACAATCCGAACTGGCGAATCCAGGATGTGCCCGCGCCCGGCGATAACCCCGACTGGCAGAGGGGGGCGGACGTGCTCGGCGCGGCCGTCGCACAAGGTCAGACAGCGTTACTCCAGCAACTCGCGAGGATGGATGACAGTAAGGTCCAGGGATGGAACGAGGAGCAACCGTCGCCAGGACTCCGAGGGCAGGAAGTCTTCGCAAGCGAGTTCCGCCTCCCCGATGACTGGATGCCTCCGGGTGCCGCAACGCATCCCGACGAACTTCTGAGTGGAATGGACCGCATAGAATCCGCGGTACTGCGGGCCGCGCGAGCACAAATCCCCGTCACCTTTGACGATCTTCCGCTCATTCCAGAGCGGGCGCCCCGAGAGATTCCCGACTGGAGGCCGGACGAGATAACGGCCCCCGCCGCGATCCCCGACTGGCGGATGGATCGGACGCCGATTCTGGGTGATAACCCCGACTGGCGGCTCGAAGACATACCCGCGCCTGGAGACAGACCCGATTGGATAGCGTCGAGGAGGCCGACCGAGGCGAATGAACCGGGCATCGTGATCAACGTCGGCGAGGTGAACTCGAAAGAGCAACTGAAGCGTACGGCCGATGAAGCGATAGACGTATGGTGGGACCGACATGTCGAGCACGAGGAGACGTACCAAAACTACTAGGAGGCGAATCGTGGCGGAGGCACAGTGGTCGTTTGAGTTGGCGTGCGCGGAACATATGAGCCCCGAGGGACAGATGAAGCGCGTAACGACGGTGCGGGTCTTTGCGCGCGATCTCGACGAGGCGAAGGACCGCGCCGCGGCGATTCTCGGCGACGAGGCGCAGGAGAAGACCGTGTACTACCCGATGACTATCAACGAACTCGGCAACCCGGTAGAGGGCAAGGCATAGGCGATGGCCGTCGTCATCCCCGCTGGAATCATCGTTGCCTCCCAGGACACCCTGCCGTATGGTGCTGGCTGGAGTAGGGTGACGGAACTCGACGGCAGATTTCCGCGCGGCGCGGCGGTGGCTGGCGGCACTGGCGGGGCAGATGAGCACAACCATACATCGCCGCATACGCATGTGGCGAGTGGGTCGCATACACATGGTACAGGACTACGCGAGGTGACACCACCTGGAGTTACGCACCATTGGATTGAGCCGCTTGCCGATTATGCTCCCGCTATATTGCACGGACATATGACGCTCGTCGGGGCTAGCATAGGGTCTACGACCTCCGTCCTCGCTTCCAGCGATCTCGATTTGGCTGATGATGACCACCTGCCGCTCTGGCGGAACTGGACCTGGCTGAAGAGTAACGGCGCGGCGACTATGTCTGCCGACGAGGTAATGTTCTGGACTGACCTCGCGGCGAGATTGCCCTTCGGCTGGACGATCCTGATGGAGAACGAACGGTATCTTCGGGGCACACCAGCCGCCGGTGCTGTCGGTGCGGAAGGTGGAAGTTCGCAATCGGTCGGGCATACGCACGCCGAGGCGGCCCACGTACACGGATGGATTGCTCATACCCATACGGCATCCGGTTCGGGTGTGGCAGGGTGGTGGGGCGCATCGACGCCAATCGTTACGAGGGGAACGGGCGAGACGGTAATGGCGATAAGCCACGAGCATACTTACAGTATCACGGGCTGTATTGCGGCCATGGAGGACAATACACTCGGTACGACTTGCGGAATCGAGACGGCAGTGGCCGGGGACCCTAGATGCCTCTGTGTTCATCTCGCGGAAGGGTCTGCCGCCGGGCGTATTGCCCCCGGATTGCTTGCCCTCTGGGATGGGATCGCAGATGATATTCCCGTCGGTTGGCTCGCGTGCGACGGAAGCGAGGGCCTGCCAGACTATAGAGGCCTGTTGCTGAAGGGCGCGACTGACGCTAATGTCGGAACTATTGAGGGCACTCTCAATCCTACCCATACCCACGTTATCACCACGCCGCTTCATACTCATGCTACGGGCGGAAATCACGAGCACGACCTGACGGGTACCTGTGGAACTGGTGGGCCGACCATGACATGCTTGTCTGGGCCGAGCGGACCGAGCCGCATGGACTATCATACGCATCCCCTGTATCTCAGGGGCAGCAAGACGGCTTCGCTCGGAAATGCCACGCCCAGTCTCAGCACCTCAAGCACGATGCCGTCTTACTACGATGCTATTCTCATCCGGTATGTCGGCCAACCCATATCCACCTGTTTACTCCGCCCCCGCCCCGCCGACCTCTGGCGCGTTGGTATTGACGATGCGGGCGGCCTTGCGCTGGATGACATTCACGCCGACGGAGTGACTGACAACTATAGCCCCGACCTCAGCGCACTCTCCGCGACACCCGATGTTTGGGACCTGTCCGCGGCATGGTTTACGGGGACGATTCTCGTTGCCCTGATAGAACGACCGACGCCGGGACCGATACGAACCGGCTTCCTAACTAGGGAGAAGTGGATTCCGGCAGGAGATATACCAGTGATCGGAGACGGCTTCGAATTCGTCGAGTTGGATGTGATGCCCGCGGGCGCTATGGCGGTGGGATTGGGGTTACGCAATGAGGCTGGTATCTATCGTTGGTATCAGGCCTGCGGATTGTGGGACGCGGTCGCGGGCGAGTTTGACTGGACTGCCGTCCCCATCGAGTGCGAGACGGATGCCGTCGATTTCCCCGACGCCGACTATGCAAAGGGTAGCCTCCGGCGTTGCGATGATGCCAGTTTGCTCTTTGGATTTCAGGACGTAGCCGGCGATTCCCGGCTCTTTCGCTGCGCCGTCATGCCATCGAACGCGACCGGAAGCTGGGCGGAGGTCTAAGTGCCCGAACGTTGCATTCCGATAGCGCGTCTCACCGTCTATACCAAGGGCGTCGAGGGATATGTCACAGACCCCGGCTGGGCCTGGCATTCGGCTATGGCCGCGGATTGGGAAGAGTGGTGGGATTACCTTGGCTATCCCTATGGTAGCGCAGTCGGAACACCGCCAACGCCGGCATTCAGTACCCTGGAACTCGGACCGTATACCCTGAGCATCCCGACGCCCTATCACTACCCCTGGCATACCGAACTCGACCAGTGGACGCAGAACATAGGGACCTGGGAAGAACGGCCACTCTGGTTTGGCGGAGGCGATGGAGCGGCGCCGCTGACCGGCCTCTGGTGCATTGATACCTACGGGCAGATCGAGAGCGCCTTCTTTCACCCGGAAGCCCCCAACTTCGTCGTGTCCTTCACCGCTATGCCAGCACCGCACGACTACGACCTCGAAGCATACCCGCCATACCTCTCTGTCTTCTGGGGGCCGCCCGCGCCGGCAGGGGACGAAGTCGCCTACGAACTCTATATCACGCATGACGGCGAAGCCTACATCGGAACGTGGCTCGCGGGGGGAGTCGTAAGCTACGCGGGTATCGGAAATATCGGCTGGGATTATCCCCGCAAGGGCGATACCTGGAAGTCGCTGACGCTTATGATTATGCATATCGCGGGCGGCATCGGTATCCGTCCTTCTAGCGGGGGCGGCCGCTGGTTCTTCTTCCAGGGCGACGGCGACATTTGGCCGGATGCAGGCGGCCAGATCACCGTCGAGTACACGGGCGGGCAGGCCATCGTCGGATTGCATGGCATCGTCGGCCCCGATCCCGTTGTCGAATCGGGCAGCACCACGAACTATTACACCTCGCCGATCCGCAACGCCGACAGAATCCGGGCAGATCATCCGATGATCTATACTCGCCACTGGGTCCCGGTACTCGTCGGCGCCGACGTCGATCCGGCATTGAGTATTGATAATGTCGATCACCGCGGAACCGACAACGTCGAGCTTGAGGTCGAAACGATCTGGGGCTACGACACCGCCTATGATGGCATGGGCGATCTCGCGCCGCAAGCCAACCTCCCCATGTCCTACAAGTTTCCGTATTTCCCCGAACTCTACGCGGCTGGAGCCTACTGGCCGCCTATCGTGCAAGCGCCCTCCGCCGGCAGTACCGAATACTACTCCCACATGATCGACAGTATCGACGTTGTAGAGAACGATGAGGCAGATGTTTCCCATGCTGAACTTAACGTAGTGTGGGACGCGGGCGACCTCGGGGGGTTCGCGGACTATCTCTTCATGCGATGGGCGAAGCTGGAACTCGGCTGGCGTTATGATGACGATTCGGAGGCGCTGGCCGTCATGCTGACTGGCTACGTCACGCGGTCGGAAGGGGAGCAGGTGCCGGGTCGCCCGAATCTCCTGCGCGTCCGGGCGACTATCGCCGACGCGACGACGCGGACCCGGCAGATCGAGTGCGACGAGAGTTGGCCCGTCTTCGACGGCTGGGACGCGGAAGATGCCCTCCTCCATGCCGCGGCGAAGTGCGGCTGGCATACGACGGCCTGCGTCTTCGCCTCCTGCTCGGGCTGGATTCTGAGTTGGGGGCGTCCCGAGGAACCGCTGTGGCAGGCGCAGCCGGGGCAGTTGGCATGGGAATTTATGGAGCGCATAGCGCGGTACTGCGGAGAGGAACTCGCCATCTTACGATCCGGTATCATCGGCACCCGCCCCATCTGCTACGTGGATACGGGCACGGTTCATAATATCGTTGGGACGACTTCGGCACTCGCGGCGGCAGCGCGCCGGCGCAATGCCTTCTCCTATACTGGCGTGGAGACGCACGGCAGAACGGCAATAGGGGAGCCGCTGACATGCTGGCTCGCCGACGTGAACTGTGAGAGCAACCCAGCCGATGATTACTACCGGGGCTTCCGACGATTGGAACGCTTCGAGGACGCGGGTTGGGTGACGCAGGCGGACTGTAACGACCTCGCTACTATCTTCTGGGACACGATGGGATTCCGCAACCCCGACATCTTCGCCTGGCGCACGGTCGCTTACGAGACCGCGGAACGGCGCCACTGCGTCTATATCTCCGGCCTAACAATCGGCATAGACGCGGCCGACAGACTCGCGATAGTGGGACTCAAGCACCACTGGGGGCCGCGCAAGCCCGACTGCTATACAGAGTGGGAGACGGTCTGGTATCCGGTATGAGACAGACCATCGCACAAATCGGAAGACGCAGCAGATTCGCCCGCCTCGGCACCGCCGTAGGCGGTTCTGCTATGGGGCGTGGCGGCAGCGGGATTCTGGTTCCCCCCGCCGTCTACAGCTCGCTCAGGGCGCCGGGCGGATACGGTCGCACCGCGGCGGCCGTGGGCGCGCACACGCACGCACACAACGCGCTGACGGCACTCCTCAATGACGACCACAGTCAGTACCTCCTCGCGCCGCGTGCAAAGCTCCGAATCGTCGCGCCGACCGGCGCGCCCTACTCCGACCCGAAAACGGCTATCGAGGCGTGCGCGGCTGGCGACACGGTGCTCATTCTGGGCGGGACTTACGACATTGCCGCTACTATCACGATCCCCGCCAATAACATCGCGATCCTGGGAGCAAGCCGCGACGGCGTCGTGCTGAACTTCACGGCTGCCGGCGCAACCCACTGTATCTCTGCGACGAGTAAGAACGGCGTGCAGGTCCGCGATCTCAGCGTGATCTTTCCGGCGGGCAAGACGGGGAACTGCGTGAACGCATCGGGCTGTTCGGATTGGCTCATCGAGAATGTGTACTTTGAGGGGCCGATACCGAATGCCAAGAGCTTCCTCTATTTCTACACGAGCGGGGCGCGCCATCGTTTCCATCGCTGCCAGTTCCTTCATAACAGCAACACGGGACCCTATCTCATTTATCTGTCTGCGGTGACTGACTGCGAACTAGACGGTTGCCACATCATCAGCACGAGTATCGGAACGCCATACTGCATCATCATCTGGTTGGCTGATCGCAGCTTCGTAACGCGGAACCGGGTGCGCCTGACCGGGGCGGGGACAGCCTGC